TACAAGTACAAAGGGGAGGACGTCGTCTACTTAATCGAAATCGAAGATGAGTTAGGCGAAGGAACATTAATCCGTCCTTTCGACCAAACGGGCGGAAGTCATTCGATTCAAGCCGACGAAATGGAAGTATCGACAAAAGACCGTCAAGGATCTGATTACGGAGACATAACAGAGACAAGATCGTTCGAAGGGGAAATCGTATATGACGACCCGTTCATTCCTGCTATGAAGAAGTTTATCCGTAATAAGAAGTTTGCGAAAATCTACGAGGTGGACTTAATTACCAATAAGGCGGAATACGGTATGTATATGATTACGTCGTTTGACCGCGAATACGGACACGGGGACTTTGCGACTTATTCCGTAGAGGCTAACTTATTCGGTAGCGTTTGCGAAACGGAATTAACAGTGATTCCGGAAGGAGCGCCGGGCATTGCGGGCATGGACTGCGACGGAAACGAAGAAAATGAAGGCGGAGTAGAAGGATAAAAGCGGCGGGCAATAGCTCGCCTTTTTAATATAAAATTATCGTCCATGCGACGTTAAAACGGAGGCGGAATACTTATGACAACATTTAATATTAACGGCAACGAGTACGAGTTAAAAATTACTTTTGAGGCGGTTAAGCGACTTAATAAACAGTTTGACGGCGGTTCTTACGAGCTTATCGGTAAGGCTATTTCGGGCGACTTCGAGGCGTTTCCTGTAATCATCCATGCGGCATTATTGCACACGGGCGAGAAGATTACGCAGAAACAAGTTAACGACGAAATCGAGCGATTGTTTGAGGCGGAAGAATTGACGCTTGAAACGATTCAGAAATTATCTAATGAGGTCATTACGGAAAGTTTTTTCTACAAGCCGACGGTCAACAAGCTGATGAAGCAGAATCCGGAAATGAAGAAGGCTTACACGCAACTAATGTCGTAAATGGCGTGGAGCTTGACGACGTGGAGTCGGCTATATTTGACGCGTGGAGGTATTTGCGAATGGACTCCGCCGCGTTTCTCTCGAAGACACCGCGCGAGTTTTCGATTTTAATGGCAGCGGAGAATGAGCGCAGGTACGACGAATACGAATTAATGGCGTCTAAGGCTATGATGATGCGAGCGGCTTACCATAAGGAAAAGCTAAAGCATCGCGACTTGTACAAGCGTCCTAGCGACAAGGCTACGGACAGGACGGTCGAGGACGTTAAAGCGCGTCAAGAAGAAGTAATGAGTAGGCTTTCTCGTTTCGCGGAATTTAAAGACAAAATGGCGAAGGAGGTAAGCGATTAATGAACGATATTTTAGTCAAGATTGGCGCTGATATTACAGATTTTTCACGAAAAATGAAAGAAAGTAACGAAGCGCTTCGTAACTTTGGTAAGGCTAACGCCGAAACGTTCGACTCGTTTAAGAAAGTCGGAGCGGTTGCGACTGGGGCGGGTCTAGCCATTGCGGCGGGACTCGGTAAGTCGGTAAAGACCGCAGCTAACTTTGAACAAGCAATGAGTAACGTCAAGGCGATTAGTGGCGCGACCGGCGATGACTTTAATAGTTTGCGCGATAAAGCAATCGAGATGGGTAATGCTACGATGTTTAGTGCTAAAAATCACTGGCACACCGTCGATAAATCGGCGGCATAAATAAGCGACCAAAATCGGGGGAAGTCTAAATTTCCATATTTATAAATAGGCTTCGCAAACTAGGTTAGCTACCGAAATAGAGGTGTCCCACCTCTTTGTTTGCGTAATAAAAGGGGTATAACTATGGGAGGTTATACGATGATTAAATGTAATAAATGTTCGAAGGAACTAGATGAAGATAAGTTCGAAAAAGGGAGAAAAACCTGCCGGAGATGTCGGATGAACTCTAAGAGAAAGCATAAAATAAATTGCGGATATTTCAACAATAACGCGCGGCAATTAGATTTATTTATTGTATCAAAGAATGCGGAATTAGCCTATTCCGAATAAAGTGGAAACATGATAACCCCGAGGTAAGGCGTGTTTTAAAGAGGCGCGCCCACCGTAGAGCATAGAGGTTGAAACTGCGATGCAGAATACAGTACCTCCACGAGTGGTTGCCACCTAAACGAATAAGACGTAGGTGAAAAGGTATGCCGAACTTGCGGGAAACCGTAAGAAGTAGAGGATAAAAAGCCTTTACGATAACAACGCGGAAAGAGTGAATCCGCAGATGCAATGGCAAACTTGGCGCAAATGGGTTGGGAAACCGACCAAATCATGGGCGGTATTGAACACACGCTAAACCTAGCGGCAGCGGGCGGTTTAGAATTAGCTGACTCCGCTATGATTATGGCTAACTCGATGAACCAATTCGGGATGGACGCAAGCGAGGCGGATAGGGTTGCGGACGTATTTGCATACACGGCGGCTAATGCGGGTACAGACGTTACTCAACTAGGAGACGCTATGCAATACGCGGGTGCTAACGCAGCTGCTGCGGGAATGTCAATCGAGGATACGTCTGCATTTATCGGGGTACTTGGTGACGCAGGTATTACGGGTTCGAAAGCGGGTACATCACTAAACGCTATGCTACGTGACCTTAAAAAGAACTCCGAGGACGGCGCTATCGCTGTCGGAGAACAGTCGGTAGCTCTATATGATGCCGAAGGTAATATGCGTAATATGCCGGAGGTAATAGGCGAGATTATTAGCGCTACGGAAACGATGTCAAGCGAACAACGTGACGCAGCATTATCGACAATATTAGGTGACCAAGCACTTGTCGGATTTAACGCTATCGCGAGTAAAGGAGCTGACTCCGTCAGTAATTTAGCGGACGAACTTTATAACTCAGGCGGATCAGCTAAAGATATGGCCGATATTATGATGGATAACTTAAACGGAGCCTTAACAGAATTAAGCTCCGCCTTTGAGGGTGTTCAAATTGCGATAGGTACGGCGCTAATACCGGCAATACAGGCGATTGCGGGATGGCTTAAAAGCCTCGCCGATTGGTTTAATAATCTTTCTGAAAGGACTAAAACGTTTATAGCGGTTGGAGCGGCACTTTCGGCAATTCTTTTAATTGTCGGCGGCGGTTTTCTTTTACTCGTCGGATTCTTGCCTGCAATACTATCGGGATTTGCGGCTTTAAAGACGGTAGCAATCGCAGTAGGCGCGGCAATCGGCGGCATATCAGCGCCAGTTCTTATTGTTATAGGGTTAATCGGCGCTCTAGTAGCGGCAATTATCTTCGCTTGGAATAAGTCGGAGACATTTCGAGATATAGTTACGTCTGCTTTTAACGCTATCAAAGAAGTGATTTCTAACGTTATTGACACCGTAGTGGATTTCGTTATGGAAATGTGGGGCTTTCTTGTTGACTGGTGGGAGGAAAACAACGAGACGATTTTGTCTATCGCTAACAAGGTATGGGACGGGATAAGTAACAACATTACAACGGTCATGGAATATTTAGCGCCGTTTCTCGAAGGCGTTTGGCTCGGCATACAGACGGTCGTACAAATCGTTTGGGAAGTTATTAAGACGGTAATACGTATCGCAATGGAATTTATAGGCGGGATTATCTCCGCTATATTAAAGGCAATCGACGGGGATTGGTCGGGCGCTTGGGAAAAGATAAAAGAAACGTTTTCTAATATTTGGCAACATATGAAAGATTTCGGAACTAAAATAACGACGATTATCCGAGATAACCTACAGCAAAAATTCGAGGAAATGAAGCAAGCAATAAGCGATAAACTGTCACAAGCTAAGGACTCGTTAGTTAGCCGGTTTAACGAAATGAAATCAAATGCCGTTAATCGCGTGCAGGAAATCTTATCGAATGTACGTACGAAGTTTACGGAGATTGTATCGAATATTGCTAGTAAAGGTCAAGAAATCGTCAGAAAAGGTCGACAGAAGTTTGAAGAGCTAAAGAAAGCTATACGCGACAAATTGACAGAAGCCGTTACGGTCGTAGGCGAGAAAATAGGCGAAATGCCCGGTAAGGTGATGGAGTTTTTCGGAAATATGCTTGACTCCGGTAAAATGCTTGTAGCCGGATTAATAAACGGTATAAAGAATATGGCAGGCAAGGCGATAGAAGCGATTACTGGCGTTGTTGATGGCGTCGTAAAAAAAGCCATGTCGCTACTTAATATAAATTCACCGTCTCGAGTATTCGCGGAAATCGGTGAATTTACGGGAATGGGTCTTGTGCGAGGAATGGACGCGACTAAGTCGGCAGTAGAACGGGCTACGGAACGTATGACCACCGCAGCGACTCCTGATATCGACATGTCTTACGCTACGCCTACGGGCATTAAGTCGAGCCTAACGTCGGCGGTACGCGGCACGGTAGACGTTAATAATCGCGACGAAAGGCTTACAGGCGCTATTAACTCGTTAGAGCGACGCTTAGGCGATTTAGAGGTCGTCATGGACGGTCGCACGGTAGCCAAAGTATTAGACCCGCATATAAGAGACCGACAAGAATCGCGGAGCAGGAACGAGAGGAGGTGGCGATGATTGAAAAAGAATGCACGAAATTTAAAAGCGTAGAAAACTTTATTTATAACGGCATAAATATAGAAGAAGAATTTACGGACGAAAGTAAGGAAGAATACCTTATCGTAAACTCGGTATATGGGCGAGGATTATTGGGCGCAGAACATATTGCGCTCGATGCCCCTTTTGTTGATGGCGCATATATCGAACATTCCCGCATTACGCCGAGAATAATAACCGTAACAATGACGCTAAAGGCGGCTAGTTTCGAAGCCTTACGGAATAAAATACTAAAATTATCGAGCGTATTGACGTATAAAAATGACGTTGAAATTTCGTTTAATGACGAGCCTAATCTTATTTATTACGGACGTTATGCCGGATTTTCTGACGAGTTTGAGACGTCTAAAAAAGCGCAAGTAACTTTCGATATATTATGCCCCGACCCTCATAAATACGCTAAAGAAGAAGCCACCTACGACATAGTAGGAGGCTTAACTACGTTAAATAACAAAGGTACGGCAAGCGCCAAGCCTATACTAGAGTTGACGGCAACAAAGGATACTACGTTTGCTCTATTCGAGAATCAATTCGAGGAATACATGTTGCTTGGTTATCCGTTAGAAGAAGACGGGCAAGAGCAAATTGTGGACGATAGAGTAAGTGTTATGTTTGAGGACGGCTCTACTTTAAGTAGTTGGTCGACAACCAATTACAAGGTGGATACTAATTTTATTGACGTAAGTGGCAGTATGACGAGTGACGGGAGCGGAATACGTACACAAAGCTACGGTACGGGCGATAAAATGCACGGACCTGCTATCACAAAAGAATTGCCCAAAGCGCTACAAGATTTCGAAATAAACACTAATTTTGACATAGTGTCAAGACGTCCGGAGGATAACTTTCGCATGGAGGTTTATTTTTTAGACGAAAACATGAACATGATCGGTAAAATGGGAATTAAGGACAATAACCGAGCGGAGAAAAAACGAATGGCATTAGGTCGTGTTGGGGCGTACAAAGGCAGCGGAGAATCTAACGGCTATGTAATCGGTCAACACAACTACAATCGTATTATAAAGACGGATACAACGTTATTTAATCTATACGTTAAGCGAGAGGGCAAGTTATTTACTTTTTATGTCGGCAGATGGCGTAATAAAAAGCACGAATGGGTAGCTAAACAAACGTATTTAGATGTCGCTGGTGAGTATGCAGGCAAGTTGAAGTTTGTCACTTTGTTTATCGGAAACTACAAGGACAGGACTGTTCCT